TGTTGTTGTGGCATCTTAAATCTCCTTAACTACTGAAAACTTGTTTCTCTTGCCGCTTACTCATTCCTTAATCGGCATTAACCGATAGCGGTAAATCCGAAAGCGTATGCGTTCTGCCTGGGTTGGACGCAATACAGGTTTGTAGCCAACCGCATAAAGATCGTATCTACGCTCACGTTATTCCACTGACTCGTTCTGCGAACTCCGAAGTTCCATCCGGGCTTATCCGTGGTACGCAGCTTGAACGTATCCGGCGTCAGAAAGTAAACCGCTTCCGAAGGCTGAATACTTGCGTTCGACGGCAAACCAGAGTTTGTTGGCGACAAGGTTGATGCTGCGCCAGATGTGGAGTTGAATTGAGGAGTTGTGTAAGTCAATGTCGTAGTGTTTGAACCTACGCCGTCAATCAGTGACGTATTGCCAGATGCTCCCGATGCTCCGGGGTTAGTAGACAGTGGGATGTAATACTGTGCAGTCGCTGATGGAGCCAAAGGATCGGAGTAAATCTGCGTTCCGTTGAAGTCCAAAGCATCCCAAGTAATGTCATGCTTGGTGATGCTTACATCGCGCCGATAGGCATCAAGAGCAATTGCAATCGCCTTGAATCCGAACACGTTGGTAATTCCCAACTTCGGCTTGCCGCCAGCGATCTTGCACTGCGACCAAAGCTGGATCAAAGAACCAAAGTTGATTTGTCCGGGGTTGCTCGTAGCAGGAGATGACGTTGTTCCTGTCGTTACCTGCTGGCCGAGGTAAAGAGGAGTGACGTTGATTGCCGCTCCTACCGCTCCATTCCTCAACTGCTGACCATAGCTCTTGTAGATGTTTCCATAGAGCGATGTGTCAATACCATTATTCAACGCTTCATCTAAACCATTCGATACCTTATAACGGTTATCCGAAATCGTTGTGGTCGATTGTTGTCCATGGCGGTACGCATCCATTTCCAGCATCGTATTGATCTGCATCACCAACGCTTCCATGAAAATAGCGTAGAGGTCGCAGATACGCGCAGGACCAGAGTTAATAACACCACCCTGCTTGGAGCCATCATCCATTTCCCAATCGTCCATCGGGAACCAAGACGCATACCCCTTCTCGTAGAACTTCAGCTTGTCGGTGATCTGCTGACGGGTCACAGTGATCGTCTGGCCCGGATTGACACCGGCACCCTGCGGACGCCCATACAGGAATACTTCCGTCATGCCCGCGCCGCCAAGATAAGGGTCAGCTACACCAGCACGGCGTAACTCTTCGAGGAATGGAGTCCCGACGAAGAAATTGTTAAATACGACTTCTTTGCGCACCGACTCCAAATTTGTGCTGTCAATTTCTGAGAAGGTTGGATCGGTCTGAGTAAACGCCATGTTATTGTCCTTTCAGCACTTATGCTGCCTGTGAGATGCTTATTACCTGCGCTTTTTGCTGCGCTTTCCTAAGTTTTCTGCGTTCTTGTTGTTCAAGACGCTTCCGTTCCCTGTACACTGGATCGGCTGATTGTTTAGCGTTATACTCTGCTTGATATTTCCGCTTGTGCTCAAGAGCTTTTTCGCGCTGTTGAGCATCGTATTCGTTAATCCTTGTCCAGATACTTTCATAGACTTCGGATTTACCAAGCGTTATGTCAAACCGGAGTATATCCTGCACCTGCTCAAGAAATTCTCCTGCGGGTGTAGCTTCTACCTGTGCTTTCCTTCTTGCCGTCAAGAACGGGTAGATAGTAAAAATAAATGCTCTTGCACGATCACCGCAAACCTTCCAGTGATAAATTGGCCGCAACACACCATTGAATGTTCTGTTGCATAACTTGATTGAACCGCCAAACATCTCGCGCATACGGTGAAGTAATTCAGGATCATCCTGGTTAACGCTAATAACAAAAGATTTACTTCCCGTGCCGTTGTGATTTGTAATGTAACTTCCTTCGCCCTCGTAGATACCTGCGGCCCACGCTACTTCGATAGCGGTAGGCCGTCTAACGGCATCAAGACCTTCACGGTCTTTCTTTACGATTTTGTAGTCACGCTTCATTCTTTGTTTCCTCCTAAGTCCTATTATACCAGCGACTTAGGTGTTACGCTACAACTGCATCGCGCTCTTCGATTGACTTATGAATATTATTCAAAGTCGCTTGTCTGCGCTCCGCTTGAGTCATTTTCGTTGGGTCAGGACGTTCACCTGCTTTAACCGCTCTCTGCAAATCGGTAAACTTAGCCGAACCCGGAGGAAGTTTGAAATCAGGATGAGTGCTGTTCTGCTCTGCGCGGAGCTTTTCCTTAGCGTTAAATTCCGACTGGAGTTTTTCTATCTCCGTCTTGTGCGCGGCTTCTTTTTCAGCCACAGCTTTAGAAGCAACTTCTTCATCATGCTTTCTTGCTGCTGCTTGACGCTGTTCCTCTTCCTTTTCCGCAAACTTAAACGTCCTTGCCGCATACTCCATTGGAGATAACTTCAAAGCGTCTGCATTCTTAATGAGTTCGGATGGAGAGATTGGAAGGGGCTGACCATTGTAGAGTGTTGCGTACTTATGCATGATATTCATCACGCCGTACATACCGTCTCCTACGCGACTTACAACCACGTTAGGATCAACAAATGTAGGAGTTCCGGGTGTCTTATTCGGGTCTGCTACTGGAGGTTTGGCTGGAGGAACAAAGTCAGGGGCATCGGCTAAAGTAATCCCTGCTGCTTTGGCTCCATCTACCTGAGCTTGTAACCAAGCTGTTTTAGCTTCCGCGTTAATTCTTGCGGTTTCCGCCGCTTGAACCGCCGCCTGAACTATCGCATTCTGTTCCGCCACACCTGCTGGATATGTGGTTGCCCAAAAATCCGCGACATTTCTGTTTGCTAATTCTGCCGCGTCCTGTGCGGCTTTAGCCGCTGTTGCTGATGCTTCCGCTGCTACCTTGTCTGCTTCAGCTTTGGATGCTGCTTCCTTTGCGACCTTTTCCTTTGCTTCCGCGTCGGCCTTAGCTTGATCTGCTGTGGTCAGGATTCCGCTAAACGCACTCATAGCTTTAGCATCGAGGGCCGCTATCTGCTCATCTGTGAGACCGGATTGTTTCAAAACTTCGGCGACTGTCATAATTCACTATTCTCCCGGATTTTCTTTGTTCGTTAATAAGGTGGTTGTTGCGTGTTAGGTGTTGGCTGCGGAGGCGCAATCATCTTTGTCTGCGCTTCTCCTATTGCTTGTACGATCTTGTTCAATTCAGCAGCGATCTGAGGATAAGCCTGCGCCATTTCTTGAGCGGCTTGGGACCACTTGCCTAAGAGTTGCTGGATTTGATTGGCTGGACCTTGTGATGGCGGTTGCTGCCCACCGCCTTGAGGGGGCGGAGGAGGTGGAGCACCTGCACCTTGCGGTGGCGCTCCACCTGAATCGGGTTGAGGCATAGGATTCGTAGCCATTTTCTTCTCCGCTTACTGGTTAGCTACGTTTGGTTACGCCTTGATTGCGAGCTTTTTGCTGTGCCGCTTGCCGCCCCTGCGCTTGCGTCCGTCAGCTTTCTTAACGTGTGCCTTTTTTCCTGCTACGCGATGCTTTGCCATGGTGATTCTCCTTTGGGTTGCGTTTGTTGATTCCAAACGAAAGCGGCTCGTAGTCGCTTCCGACTAGAGCCGCTGCTTGCCCAAAGGGGGCGCGTGTCTCGAATATCTCTTTATGAAACTTACAGTAACTTAGCTCCTTTTGTCAAGGGGTAATTACAAAATAACTTACAAATTTTCATCTTTTACCCCGACCACCTGCCTAATTTTTGCAGATTCATTCTCTGTGGCCTTTGTTTTTTGCTCAATATTCACCCCCGACAATCCACCGTTAGTATATACAGCAACAATTTTTCCTGTTGATCGCGTCTTTCTCATTGTTGCATCCCACTCATTGAGATCAGTAGGGATTTCCGCGCTAATTTCTGTTAAAAGGTAATCTTTTTGAGCCTTCACTTTCGTTGTCATTCCCTCTCCTATGTTTCTGAATTTGTATTACTTAGGACTCTTTTACTACGCCACGAGGTTGACCGCCAGCACCGCCTTTGGCAGCCAACTTGGGTGGGCGCTGCCCCGATGGAGGCCGTCCCCCTGCGTGTTGTCCTGCCGGTCCTTTGCCGCCTCCACCGCCCTTTCCGCCCTTACCGCCTTGTTCACCGCCCTCAAGAACCGATGGGTCAATTCCCATTTCTTTTAGTTTCATGAAAGCCTTAGCCTTGGCAATAATAGCCATAACCTGCAATTCTGTTTCTTCATTAAAGAATTTTTCTTTCTCTGTCGCGCCCGGAGAATCGCCCCAGTTAGCTATATCTAAGGTACGCATGACGGTACTCCATGAAAGTGGAGCACCACTTCTCTTCAGTTGCAATAGGAGCATTTGCCGCTGCATGGCTGTGATTCTTAGCAACGTGTTCGGCACAGAAACAAGTCTCAGTTTATTGGCGAAGAACTTTGCTCTTGTTAGGCGATCATACATAGATTTAGTTGTAGGGAAATTTCCACCAATCAACTCGTCTGGCAGGTGACTTGGCACCATATCGTCAGGATTGTAATCGAACATTTCCTTAGCAATATTGTCGGGTCCAACGTATTCGATAAGTCTTGCCGCATCAAACCATTGAGGGATAAGGGTTTTCATCCTCTCCCCCACGCGCTTGTTGGCCTTTTCAATCCTCATCGCAATTCCCTTAGCAATAGGACCGATAGACTCTAGCATCTTATCTGCTGTGTCGTTGGCGACATTCATTTTCATGTTGGCAAGGTTTCCAACATCATTCAATCCAAGCTGTGCAAGTTCTTTGTCTCCCAAATACTTGAGCAGCGTCCAGTTTTCGTTTGTCACGTTCACTGAATCAGGCAGCAGCGATTGGAACGCTTTTGTAGGTTCTCCACCTGCTAGTCCAAGCCTTACATCTGGTTCAAAGATGTCAAAATGCTCAATCTTTGCCCCTCCGTTATCGTCCAAGTTGTACCCCATCGGAGGATTCATCTTGGCCGTTTGAACCTGATCTACCAGCCTTTCATGCTTCCTAATCGTTGTCTCAATAGACGCTACATCCCCTACTAATGATCTTCCTAGCGCCTCCCAAGCCCAATCGTCTACCGTGTACTGGATAACAGGTATTTTTGAGTCCCAATCGAAGGAAGTACCGTCATACATCGGGCGGTCGAGTCCAGCAGACGTAATGATGAGCCGTAGGTTAGGGTAGATTCGACAATCCTCCACCATTGCAGGGCGATTGTAAGGTTCACCATTCCTCATCCC